AATCTGAAAATTTCCCCAATTTCAAAATAGGTTCTACTAAACAGACCGAAGGCTGAATCGCGAAATGTGGCCAATAACGATAGGTAGAGTCTGTCAATGTAGCAGTTTCATTATATTCATGTAACGATATCGGCATATCTGCAAGAGGTAATGTTTCTTGAATGGAATTGGGTACAGTTCCATAATTTCGGTTAAAAATAATTTGTTTAATAGAATGCGAATTTTTATCTAGTATGGAAAGTAATGGTTTTAATCCTATTGGATGGTAAAAAATACAGTTGGGAACATTGACCCAATACTTGGGTTTCAAAGTATTTATTTTTTCCCACACCATATTGATAGGTAATTGATCTTTTTTATAAAACTCTATCCATGTATAGTTTTTTAGTTTATCCAAATTCACATTCGGTTCGCAGATACATACCCAATGTGGAATAAGCGTCAAGTCTTCGCAATATCGTATCATGGAATTCAACGTTTGTTTAAATTCTGAAATTTCTTTACAATAAAACGAAATGAGAATGGAATGGTTACTTGATTTTATTTTGGTAGGAATAGAATGTGAATTTATTTGAGTAAAATAATTTTTATTTCGCAGAAATAACATGTTCCATAATCCTATTGCATGTATATTCCAAGTGGAAGGTTGGATACTCTGAAACAATTCCAATGTACTGTTATCTTCTGATACAAACGATTTATATCCAGTCATTAGATTTTGAATGGTTAATTCTTGGTCAGGAGGAGGAAGTTGATTCCCAATTAAGGTTTTTTTACAACATTCGTATCCTTCTTTATTATCCTTTACATGAAATGCCGATATAGAATTAAAAAATTCTATACGGTGTTTGTAGGACAATGTTTCTATGAATAATTTATTATCTGCTAATTTATAGTCTTTGAATTTGTAGTATAATGCATTGACTAAAATGTGGTTTCCCATTTGACTATACAGTTGCATGGCCAATACGATCCCTTCAATACGTTCACTGTCAAATTCCGCCGTTTTCAAAAAATAATGTAAGGATTTATCTTGTATATTTTTTTTGTGGTATAAAATACCAAGCTGAAGGGCGGCATAATACCGCTCTTGATCCCATTGTTGTTTATTATCCATAATTTTACTATACCATTCTATACTTTTATCTATATATTGTTCACCTGCATCGCGATAACTTTGCGCACAATAAAACGCATATCGGTGTTTTAATTTTTCAACTGTTTCTGTTTCAAATGCCTTTTCCAATACAAGAGCATCGTGATAATATTTATCTGGATTTTTACTGCGATCTCCCAAGCGACCCGATTCAATAAAATAATTTCCCTTGAGCGTAATTGCAGTTGACATTTGGTCCAACGGTTCTAGATATTCGTGTAATACTCCTGTATATTTCCATTTTTTATGGTTACTGAATAATAGTGGACGAACATATTTAAATTGGTTGCCAAATTCAAACAAATACCAATCATGGTTCAATTCTGGCATAATAAATTCTCCGTGAATACTATCGTCTGCATCAAAAATGAAAATATAATCGGTTTTCTTGTAGGCAGCTTGTAAAGCAAGTGTGCGGTTATGTGCAAAATCTTTCCATGTATGTTGAAGTATCTCCCCTTTTATTTTCCGTTCTTTAAAAAAAGTTTGAATGACCTCTATCGTGTTATCGGTAGATCCCGTATCCGCAATGACCCAATACGTGATTGGAATATAAGTTAATATATTTGCCAATGTTTTTGCAATAATATGCGCTTCATTTTTAACAATCATATTTAAACAAATTGTTTTACGCATGTTTTTTTTCATTGTTTATTTTTAAATTAAAATATGGAATGATAAAAAAATTGAATTGATTCCATATTTTAAATATAAGTATACAGTAATCGTCATGTCGTACGTTCCTCCTTACCGCCGCCGACCAAACCTTATGGGTAACGTTTCTACGCCCCAAAAAGTTGTCCAAGCCAGTAAACAAGAACATCGCGAACAATTCCCGTGTCTGCGCGACACTTCTGGTAATATCGTACAAGCCAAACCCATCGCTCAACCCACGGTCAACTGGAAGACCATTACGTATGATGTTACGGAACTTCCTCGGGCAACTGCAGAAGATCCCGATGACGGTTGGGTAAACTTGGCCAAGTACAACGCAACACCTGATACGGCACTCACGACGAAACATCTACTTGCATGCGCAGAAGGACTTGAACTCAATTGGCGACGATACTATTCGGAACGTGATCTTCCAATTCCATTGTGGATCACGAACAATCCGTACAACAAATATGAAGATTTTGACCGTACTATCCCGTACGCATCGGATGACCAACCAGAATCGGATTCCGAATCATCCGTGTATGATGAAGAAGAATATAGTAGCGACCATTCCATGTAACTTAAGGTATTTTTTTAGTGTATTAGAAAAAACTACACTGAAATATATAAATGGAAGAATGTATTATTTGTTTTGATGAAAAAGATTCGTTTACTTTTTTTCCTTGTAAACACAAAGTGTGTACTGTATGTTTTCCGTTACTCGTTGCAAATACGAATAGATGTCCCTTATGTAATCAACGTATTATTCTAGAAACGTCTGAAGTTGAACTTATCATTCAACCCATTCGCCATCCACGTTATATTCATTATTTAGACGTATGTAAAATATATATCATTTTATTTGGGTGTTTATGTATTTTTATATATATTATTAGTTCTATCTCTCAGCGGTCTCCCTAGCTATAGTTATATTATGATCGGTGACGATATTGTACTATTAAATTGAATTCTTCTACTCTATTCATCCTATTGTACATGGCACACACATTTATGGTTGTTATCGGCGACGATATTTTGCGAACACCACGAATTCTTGGGATACTTCAATCGTACTCTATTTTAAATGCACATATGGTATATGCAAATCATATGCCATATATTATGGATGATATAGGAACGGTGATTCATATTGAAACCCGAGACAAAATACTCGCTATACTTCACACCATTCCCCCATCAGTCCGATACATTGGATTCGTAGAAGGAACCGAAGAACTTATTAGTTTACCAACTGCAATAGGGTATATTGCTATTCCAGTTGCAATACAAGAAAAAGAACCTACACGCGTGAGTCTCTCATCACCTATGCAAATTCTTAGCATGAATTCTAGTTTTAAAACTATGATTGGTCAGCCTGTATCCTATGAATGGAGCGACCCAGTGTGTAAGGAATCATGTGAAACATTGGTTGGATTTCCTGTGATTATGTAATTTGCGACGTCGTCGTTGTCTAGTTTTACCTCCTTTCATTCCAAGGCGATATTTAATTTGGTCCAATAATTGCATACGTGTAATTGGGTTGTCATTATCGTATACTACACATGATTCTTTACAAAAAGATGCACAAACTTCGTTTGTATTTTCTCCTGTAATTGAATATCCCAATTGTACAAAATCATCTATATTTTTTGTTCCCATACAAGGTTGAATTTGGTTGCCCATTGTATCCTCAAATTGTTCAGATGTAATATCTATATAATAGTGTTGGACTTTATCAAATACAAATACATGATATTTACCATTTACGGTACTACATAGTAAATCAACATCAGTTTCTTTGTATTTTTTGTAGGTTAATAATATTTCTCTTAATAGCCAAGAAGCACACTCGCACATTGCTTCTATTTGGTAGTTGGATAAAACTACATAAATAGTAGTTACAATATTGGAATGTTCATAATCGCGGCAATACTTCACTTTTTCCATTTCATGACGTGACATTGCATTTCCCATATAGTACATTTATAAAGTTTCTTCGGGTGTTCTTACGGGCAATGGATCTTCTATTTCTTTCTTTTTCTCTCGGATACATAACCATGTACAACATTTCTCATCTTCCATATCATAACTATCGTCTAACGCATGATTTTCAACTTTGAATTGATCAATGTAGGTTTGCAATGATACAATGTGTTTATTGATTTGAGCAGGTTTAATGTATTGGTTGGGAATGTGTTTGACATATTTTTGAAACTTGGAAATAATTTTTTTGGGAAATATGGGAGTTGTATCTACCAAGGAATTAAATTCGTGAATCTTTTTTTGATAAAATTCATCAAAGTGTTCATCTTTAATATTGGGTAATATCAATAATGTATCGCGTACATAGGAATCCCATGCAATATGAGCAACTCTATACATTTCATTGTATTCCGATACTTTAAAGTATCGTAATCCAGTTGTAAGAATACTAATTAAAATATTGACAAACCCAATAACTATGGACATGTAAAAATAATATTGTTTGGATAATCCAGTAAAGGAAGCCGTTCCAACAATGGTAGATAAAAAAATAACTGGAATAGTTAATCCAGATTGAATTTGGTCGTATTGTTTATGAGATTTATAGCTCAATTTGGCGTAACATTGACCAGTATTCGCCATCATGATTAAAATGTTTTTATTTTCGGTAGTTGATTTTATTTCACTCATAGTATATATTATTTTTTATTTTTTCTTGATTTGCGGCGTTTTCGTTTGCGACGTTTTGATTTACCTCCATACCCAACGTCGGTTGGCTGCGGTGTATTATCATTCTCATTGCATGACATATCATAGATATGTACTTTGTTAATTCCTTTTAATTTGAATAGTTCAATTAATTTAAATAATTGTTCTGTAGTAATTCTACGATTATCGGGAACATCTAGTATAAAATTTAAATCCCCCAACATACTTGGGTCGGCAAGTTTAATATCTATAAAATCATACAATTCATCTTCAGAACAATGTAACAAATCAATTACTTTATGTTTATAAGCTACGGCCAAACATGTTTGTGGATCTTGTTTTGTACCATATACTTTACATACCCATCCATTGGGTGGGTTCACATAAAAATTAGAACAGGTGTTATCCATATCTAATCCATCGGTAGGATGCATATTACAATATTCAGAAACAAACCATTCTTCTTGGGTTGGTCGTGGTAAATATTCCCATCCATATACTAAATTTTGTGCACTTGACATTGATCGTTTTTTGGATGTAACTCCATGGGTTATACCACAATATCCAGAATGATTAAATTTTGAAATAGTTACACCATCTATGTTCGGTTGCAACGTTGTCATTCGTAGACCATGACAACCCATAAACATAGCTAATGTATCGGTAGGTGGTTCTCTATCGGGTAATTTAGGTAAATCCAGGAAAGTGATATAAGGATGTTGTTCTACTGGTATTTCATACCGAGGTACATAACGTACTGTTGTCCTTTGTACAGGATCAAACTTAATGTTAGGTAGAAGCGATATATCAGGATGAGGAACTGGGGCACGATTCAAATAATAACCGAGACCAGTTGGACCATTTTTATACACATAACCTGGACGTTCACCGACAAATGTATCGGATGGTATAAATAAATAATTGCCAAGTTCTACTGGATTCATTGTATATTTTACCCGAAGTTGTTCCATATTTCTAGTATATATATTTAAAAACTTATTCATACATTATTATATGAATAAATTGACATGTGTTTCTGGATATTGGAGACTTCATAATAAACATGGTGACCAATTCACAAATTGGTTTAATACTTCATTAAAAATAAATTGTCCGTATGTGTTTTTTTCAGATAAAGAAACGATTGAAATGATAAAACCGTATAGAGAAGGATTACCTACGGTGTATATTGAACTCAATATTGAAGATTTTGTTACTTATCCATATAAAGATAGAATGATTACGGATACGTATCACTGCCCAAGTGTACTATTGAATGTAGTATGGAATGAAAAAATATTTTTAATCCAAAAAGCATTAGATTTAAATCCATTTCAGTCGGACTTTTTTTGTTGGGTGGATGCAGGTATTTGTACTTATAGAAAAAAAGCCCCGCCATCTATACCTTTTCCAAACATAAATAAATTAAATGAATTACCCACCAATAAATTTATTTATACTTCATCGGAACCGTATAATCCTGATTTGGTACAAAAAACAAATTATTATCACCATGTAAGTGGGACTTATATGTTACATAAAAATATTATTCCGTATTTTGTAAATTTATATTATCAATATTTTACGACATTGGTAGATAAAAATAATATATGGACGGAACAAGTTATTTTAACACATATATTTAAAAATCATCAATATTTATTTTATAAATTTTGTGATGGATATGGCGAACTTTATTCACAATTATATTAATATTTTCTTGATTTACGCCGTTTTAGTTTGCGACGTTTTGTTCCACCAGATACGGTTGGTAATGGTTCTTCGTCACTAAAAAGATGATTATACATAAATATTTTTACTGTATTTAAAGGTTTGGGGAAAGATTTCATTAATTTTAATGAACAACCAAAATTTTTTAATAAAGTAGATTGTTATTTGCTCCAAGCGATAAAAATAATAAACTATGCCTTATCTCATACTGTTGTGAATATTTTTCACTTGCATGAGGAGGTAATGGATACTTATCTATTTGTTCTGCTGTAATTCATTTGGATTTAAAAAGTTCAAGAGCTTCATTTAATAATTTATTTGTACTTCCATAAGGTTCTTGTAAAATACACGCAATTAAAAAATCATGAATATCACCGTCAACTTGATTATATTGAAGTTGTTCTTGTACAATTTTTCTAGTGTTTGCCATAATTCTTCTGCGGATTTGGGTTTTAATGCAGCCATATTATATTTATATATATTATGAATCAATTAAAAAAGGCAAAGAAATTAAATGTTGAAACTATGACAAAATCAATCAATTCTACTGTTAAATCTGCAAAAAATACTGTTCAAGAACAAGTTTCTATAATAGAAGAAAAAGTTGCAACTGCTCAAAGTATTGTGGAAGAAAAAGTTGCTACTGCTCAAAGTATAGTGGAAGAACAAGTTGAAGCCGCTCAAAGTATGGTGGAAGAACAAATGGAAAATGTACAAGAACAGGTTGCTACTGCTCAAAGTATGGTGGAAGAACAAGTTGCAACTGCTCAAACTATGGTGGAAGAACAGGTTGAAAATGTACAAGAACAAATTACTACTGCTCAAAGTATGGTGGAAGAACAAATAGAAAATGTACAAGAACAAGTTGAATCCGCACAAAGTATGGTGGAAGAACAAGTTGCAACTGCTCAAAGTATGGTGGAAGAACAAATAGAAAATGTACAAGAACAAGTTGAATCCGCACAAAGTATGGTGGAAGAACAAGTTGCTACTGCTCAAAGTATGGTGGAAGAACAAATAGAAAATGTACAAGAACAGGTTGCTACTGCTCAAAGTATGGTGGAAGAACAAATTGAAAATGTACAAGAACAAGTTGCTACTGCTGAA